TTGTGCCATATGTAGCAGCACCAAGTGCGCCTTTAGCAATACCAGACATCAGGCCATACTCTTCTGCAGAACTTGCTGCAGACTGGAATGACTGAGATATAGCCAGGCCACCAGACATTGCCAGCTGTGCGTTCTCATTCAAGATCTGTATCTCGTTGCCAGCACGGTAAGCGTTGGCCTGCTCCACGGTCATTGGTGAGCCAGACAATGGATCTACACCGCCTGCCACAGCTCTAGCTCTGACAGTAGATGCCAGACGTTGCTGGCGCTCTAAAAGCTGGTATGCCTGGCGGTTGTAGTTCAATGCATTTTGACGGCCTTGTAACTCTGCCTGAGAGCCTTGCAGACGGTAGTAGTCACCCTGCGCTGCACCTTGCTGAATACTTGATATAGCACTAAAAGCACTACTGGCCATGGATAAGTTAGATGCTGTAAACAAAGATGTTGCTGCTGGCATTGTTCCAGCTGCAATTGATCCCGCCTCAATGACACCTACGGTTTCTGCTACTGCAGCTGCAGTCCCAGCCTCGGCAAAGTAAAGTGCTACTGCTTCCATTTATGTGCCTCCATACACGCTAATCTTGTACTCCATGCCCAACAAGTTGAGCTTTAGAGGCAAGGTCTGAGTGATAGTTATTTGGGCGTCTTGGTCATAGCCACTGATACCTGATATCAACTTAGTTCCAGTGAACTCTGGCACATCGGTATCCAATATGCTTGCAGTGTCCAAGGTGCGAATCGGCACAAGGTTAGTGTTAACAATAATGTGCTGGGTTTCATACAGGATGGCATTGACTTCAACAATGCGCTTGACAAAGCCAGTCCTGGCGCCTGCCTGCAATCTTGGCTCAATCGGCAAAGTCACAATGCTCACCGTAAACGGCAGGCCTACCTCATAGCTAGTAACGCTGGCTCTGTCCATAGTCAGAGATCCACCACCACTAACCACCTCGTCTGACAGTACCGAGCCATCTGCCTTGACATTTAAAGTCTTACCAATGTGTGGCAGGCTTGATATCGTTGTGGCCACACCACCAGTAAACGCACAGTCTGTAAACACCGTGTTGTCAAACGCCTCAACAAAGTACTTGTCTACGCTATTAAACGTGCGCTTGACCACCACATAGATATCCTCGATATCCACACCAATGTCTTTGAACAGGCCATCAGTAGTCAGCTTGCTTGGAGCCACCACGTTTTGCTGGCGCAGAATAGAGTAGTTAGCAATCGTGCCATCGCCATTCAACATGAATAGCGTATCTGTCTCTTCAGTGCTAGTGTTCTTACGCAATGCCAACTCAGTTGGTGTGTTGATCAAATGGCTAGACAGCAAGCTAATCGACTGGCTCACATAGGACAGGGTAGTGTCAGAGAACTGGAACTCATTAAGAGCCTTGCCCTGGCGCTGCACATACAACGTACCAGACTGCAGAATCTGCACCCTAATGCCCTCTCTAGCGCCATTGCGAGACACGGCCTTAACAAAGAAGTTGGTAGGCGTGATTGGATCTAAGCCATTTTGTGGCACATAGAACTCACCACCGCTAGTAAACACTTGCAAGTCACGGCCACTGATAATGTCAATGATCACGTTCAAACTGTTAGTGTCTAGCGTGGCCTCCACCGCATCATCGTCATAGGCCTGGTCAGGGTTGAAGTCAAAGAACTGCGCCACCTTGCTGCCCCATATGGTGCTTGGCCGAGTCTTTGATCCACCAAAGTACAGACGCCCTTCATGAAACGTGCAGCTTCTTGGCCAGCCCTTAGTGCTTGACCACACATCCTCATAGCCAGCCTCCAGCTCCCACGATCCATTAGCAATTGCAGTGGTATCAAAGAACGGTATCTCGGTCACAGCGCTTACCACGGTAGTGCTTGTGTAAGCCACGATCCTTGCCCTACCTTGCGGGGTGGCATTGATGTATTGGCCAACAGATCCAGCACTAAACACCGCAGAACTAGCAGTAAGAGTAACCTCACCAGACTTAGCGCTTGGCGTTAATGTGCCTGCTGGGTTAGACAGTGCAATAGTAAACGCATACTTTGGAATACTGATAAAGGTGATATTGCTCACCGTCCATGACGCATCTGTAGCACCACGCACAATCTTAATTGGCTGGATATCTTTATGGACAAGAATCAATGTGTCTGCAGACTGAGTCCAGACCATGGTTGACAGAATAGAGCTGGTCACCGCAGTAACCGCCAAATAGTCAAGACCACCACCATTGATGTTGGTGATCTGTACCTTATCCTTAAAGATATACATTCTCTGGTTAGTGAAGATCAGCATATAGCTGTCATCGACAGAGAACTCAAAGGCCACCGTGCGAGTGCCACTGGCTGGTGCTGCAGCGCTTGGTAGTTCAAACAAATACTTCAAACCACCACGCCTACGCACACCACCTTGTGGCTGCACAATGACGTTAGTCAGTGTCTCAGCACCATTCTGGTATTGTGCTAAATCAACCCTAGCCCTCAACAGCGGATCTAATTCCCCGCTGCTGAAGTTAGTCTGAAAGGAAACTAACCTTGTCATTAGTACCTCACAGCAATTAGGCTGAAGTCTTCAAAGCTCTGGGTAGTATTGCCCTGGCCATCAATGACCATGGCCGTGCGAAAGTAACCACCACGGTTATTCTCAGCTGGTCCACCAGTAGCAATAGCTTGCCAGTACTGGGTCTTGCTAATCTGATCTGTGATTGGGTCTGCCAAGTGCCAGGTCATCATGTACTTGAGCAGCTGAATGAAGTAGCTAGGCATCTCCGACTCAGTAGGCAGATATTGGTAGTCAATGACTACTGTCTCTTCATTGGTCAACAGCTTGTCACCTTGAATGACCCAGTCTGTGTATGTTCTAGCACCAACTTCTGAAGAGTTGTAGGCTCTGCGAATCGTGCCAAGTCTGTCCGATGGCAGCTGGTATTCGTATTTGTACTGGTTCACTGGCGTGTTTACTGTCTGCGCCAGCGCAACCTTTTTAAAAGTAAAGCTCCAGGGATAAGACTGGAGCGTAGATTTCTTAATATCTGGGTAGATGCGATCACAGATATTAGATGCGTCAGTACCCTCATTAAATGAAGATATTGACTTAGCGCCTAGCATAAGCAGGGCGTCTGAGCATACTTTTAGATCTGTATCACCACTAGCCATATATCACCCCAAAATGTGAGAAAGGCCAACCTCCAGATAACTAGAAGTTGGCCTACTTACTTGACTACTGATTAATCAGTATCTGTTGAAGTTATGGTCACACCGTCAGTAATGTCAACCACGCCAGCAGCAGAGTTTGCATTTACATAGGCAGTAGATAACACTGGTGTGCCACCAGAGGCAGAGATACAAAAAATAATATCGTTTACTTTCAACTGTGCTGAAACAGTATTGAAATAGCCAGAGGCACGAATTACTGATTGAGCATCAGTGCTGGTATACGTCCAAACTTGTGGAGCATTGCCAGCCTTTGATTGGCCACCAATAGGGTTAAAACCCGTTAAAGAAAATGCCATGATGTGTCTCCTTATTCTGTACAAGTGATGTCAACGCAACCACCAGCATCGATAGCGATAGCGCCAGCACTGAACATCGAGCTAACTAACCAAGAGGTTTTCTCTGGGATGTAGTTGATTTCACTTCTGATTGCCATGCTCTCGGCCATGCCGACTGCCATTTTGTGATATGCATACACCTTGCGGGTAGAACCAGAACCACCACCAGTTAAACCGCCTTCAGTGCGGTCACCAATAGTAATAAAGTTAAAGCCCATAAAGCTAGTGATGTCACCTTGCACCAATGCTTTGACGCTGTTGAAGTCAGAACTTGTGACAGCAGTCTCAGACAAAAGGCTAGATAACTGTGATGCATGAATCAATATATAGCGATCTTCTGCGGGTACGTTTGAAGTGTTTAGCAAACGTGATGCCTCACGCAATTTAGCCATATTCAAGTTTGTACCAGCGCCACCGATGCTAGTAGCAACTGTCAAGCTGGTGCTTGATGCTGCCAATGCGTCAATGATCATCTGGTCTGATCTACGGCCAATAGCTTTAGCAACAACTTGCACCAACTCTTGGCGCTCGTCAAAGTTAACTTTAGCTTGGTTAAAAATGTCTGAGTACTCAGCAGCAATGTAGTCAGTTAACGTGACAGTTGCTTGTGAATAAGTGACATTGAGTGGGGTCACATCAGTCTGTGGTACACGAACTTGTGCAACGCCAGAGCCAATCTTAGGGAACTTGTGTGTGCTTGCAGTAACGCCAGTGCGGAGACGAACAGTATTACGCAAGACAGCATCAGCTTGATACGCTTGTTTTACTTCCGTGTCGAACAGGGTTACAAAAGCATTAGAGATACTAACTGCCATTGTTTTCTCCTAGAAAACGGTTGATGAAAAGTTTATCGCCAACGGTTGTCCAGAAAGCTCTGGGCCAAGACTTGTGCCTTACAGCGCACCCCTGGATAGACTACTATCGTCACTGGCCTTGCGGTTGTCAGTGCTTACATTCTAAATCATATTTTTACAATTGTGTCAACTATTAATTAAAAAAAAACCAGGCTGTTACACCTGGCTATAAAGTTGGCAACTGCTTGCCGTTAACCGTACATCTTCTCAAACAACTTCTCTACCTTTGCTCGGTAGCTTGGGTTTGTCTTGTACTCTGGGTTAGCCACCATGGCGTCCAATTCATCTTTAGACAATGAGCCAGCAGCGTCTGGCTTTAGAGTGTCAGTAGGTACTCTACCCTCGTAGGTTTCTCTCATCTTTTGTAAGGCTTTAATTCCTGTAGCTGTATCACCCCAGCGGGTGAACTCTTGGAACTCGTCCTGGCTCCAGATACCCTTTTGCACCATGCCTCTGCCCCAGCCAGCCATGTTGTTGATGATGGCCTTAGCATTGGGTCCAAGTTTCTCCATCTCGTCTGCCATGCTCTGGCGGGTTTCTGCTATGTTATTGGCGCCAATACCAGTGACCTCACGTGCCAGGTCTTCAAAGGCTTGCTGGCTAATGCCGTACTTCTGCGCCCAGCCCACATAGCTTTTGACCACTGGGTCATCATCTTTAAGGCCTAGACCGCCAATGTCGTACTCTCCATTCTCTGGCGCTTTGTGGCCACCAGCTCGAAACTTCTTCTCTAGCTCCACGTAGGATTTGCTGATTCCCTCTAGGTCTGGCTCCTGATTGTCTTTGTTCCAGAACTTCTCTGGCCAGAAGTCAGGGCGCTCCAGTGGGGTATCGTCTTGCGTTGGGTCACCTTGAACGTGACTGATTGCCTGCTCTTGGCCCTCGGTTATCGTCTGGTCTGTGCTTTCCTCTGCACCAGCCAGCAGGCCTGGGTTGTCATTTGCATCACTCATCTTTGTTTAGCCTTTCGGATTCTATTTTCAATATCCCGAACTACGCTGTTCTGTCCCTCACGAAACACACCCAGCGAACTGTCCGAGCCTGGTTGCCAGCAGGGCTGCTCAAGATAGAACTCTCGCAGCCACGCCAACACTTTTTGACCTTCAACGCTGGCAAAGGTTTTTGCCACCTGGAGGTTCAGATCCACCCTATCTTGATCAGGCTCAAACGCAGCAGGCTCTGCCTCAAGATCATCCCATCCACTCATACGTTTCCTTTTCTTGGCAATATGTGCCAGTATTATTTTTGTTTGTAGTTTGTCAATTTTCTTAGACATTTTCCCTTAGAAAAACACCAAGAAGTTGCCGTTACCAGCGCTAGGCGCAGGCGGTGCAGTAAATATCCACCCTGAGTTATTACCCCCATCTGTGGAGTTAGTTCCTGCGTACCATCCTGCCCCACCAGTAGCAGTAGACCTACTGATAGACAGAAAGTCTGAACTAACAGTACCGCTTGACTTAGATAGCGTGTGGCTTGCGGCAGTTACCGAACCAATGGTTATCAGGTTTCCTGATGTACCAGATAAGTTGAAGTTTGTAAATGTGCTGGTTGTCCCTGCCGTAAACAGGATAGATGCGGGTTGAACTGTGTTTGTGATGTTGCTAAATGTGTTTGAGCCTGTAGAGCCTGTAATGGTCAAAGCACCAGCACCACCTTGGTTTAGTGTGCAATTAAACGTAGACCCACCACCAACAAACGTCTTGGCAGTTGCGGCAGTCATGGAGATTGCGCCTGTGCCTGTGCCTGCTGTTGTAGTAAATCCTGTGGGAACAGCGTTGTTAAATGCAGTTGTAGAGGCTGTTGGGCAAACTAAAGTACCACCATTAAAAGTTAAATTCTTTGTGCCCGTAGCAGTTGTAAACCTTGTGCCAACAGTTAATGTAAAGCCATTTAAATCTAATGTGCCATTGGTTAATGTTGTTGCTATGCCTGTTATTAACAGCGCATCTTGTAAAGTAACAGAACCACTTGGGGTATTAATACCAATGTTTTGCGTAAAAGTTTTTGCAGAACTTGTGATTGTCTGTGTTGTACGCCCAATAAACGTAATTGTTGCAGTACCAGAAATAGTAATACCAGTACCATTTATCCAATTACCAAAAATTAATGGGAAATTTGAACCTGTTGCCAACGTCATAGTGTTTGACGTTCTCAACGACATATCTATTGTGCCAATGTTGTAGTTGGCGTTAATAGTTGTTGTTGAACCAGAAGCAGGGTATGTAGCCGCAGGAAATACAGCAGTATCTTGTGCTAGTGGAAACTGAGTTGCGTCTAATGATCCACCTGATGTAGCAGACCAAGAACCTGAACCAGTTGCGCCCCAATTAGCAGAACCAGTCTGACCATAGTAAACAGTCTTAGCCGCAGGGAAAGTTATATTGGTATTGCCTTTGCAGTCACCTAGTCTTGTTCCAGAAGCAGGCGATGCCGCCCCTGCAATAGTTATATCTCTAAAATCAACATCAGTTAAAGATACTGCCG